TTGAAATTTATGAAGGCACATATTTAACCAAACAATTCTTATATGATGGTTCTCTCGATCAAAAATTTATCATCGATAATTCATTTGTCGATACCTCAACTTTAAAAGTTTATATCAAAAAAGAAAATGATGTAGGAATTGGGATCGAATACTCTTTAGTTGATAATATCGTTAATGTAACTCCAAGTTCTCAGATTTATCTTCTTCAAGAGATACAAGATGAAAAATATCAATTGCTTTTTGGTGATGGATTAATAGGAAAAAAACTTGGAACTGATCAAAATTCCGATGGTAATATAATTGTTGCCAATTATATCATATCAAATGGGATTGAAGGCAACGGAGTATCTAATTTCTCCATGGCTGGAAGTTTTTTGACCTCAGAAAATAATAATATCAATCCATCTAATATAGCAATCACATTAAATCAAGCATCTCAGAATGGATCTGAAATTGAATCTGTTGATTCGGTTAGATATTATGCTCCAAAGATATATTCCGCACAATCTAGAGCAGTAACGGGTCGTGATTATGAGGCAATTATTAAGAGCATTTATCCAGACACGGAATCTGTTGCTGTGATTGGTGGAGAAGAGATGACTCCTCCACAATTTGGCACTGTGAATATTAGTATTAAACCAAAAAATGGAACTTTCGTCTCTGATTTCAATAAATCTAGAATTTTATCACAATTAAAACAATATACTGTCTCTGGGATAAACCAAAAAATAACAGATCTTAAAATTTTATACGTTGAAATTGATTCTTCAGTTTATTATGACTATTCGAGAATATCAACTGCCGAAACTTTAAAGACAAGAGTGTTGGATACTCTCAAAACTTATTCAAATTCTTTAGAAATCAACAAATTTGGCGGAAGATTTAGATATAGTAAAATTCAACAAATTATTGATAACACCAACACTTCTATAACCTCCAATATTACTAAAGTTAGGATTAGGAGAGACTTAAAAGCAGTTGTAAATCAATTTGCACAGTATGAATTGTGTTATGGAAATAGATTTCATGTAAATTTAACCGGATATAACATTAAATCAACTGGATTTAGAATTGCATCTGATCCTGATGTTGTTTATTTGACAGATATTCCTAATTCTGATGGAATGACAGGAATTTTGTCAATCGTAAAACCAGTCAGTAATGAATCAACAAGAGTTGTTGTAAAATCAGCAGGAACTGTTGATTATATTAAAGGTGAAATCAATATTGGCACCATAAAAATTACTTCAACAGAAAAACAAAACAATATTATTGAAATTCAGGCTTTTCCAGAGTCAAATGATGTGGTTGGATTGAAAGATTTGTATCTTAATTTTAACATCTCAGCAAGTTCAATAAATATGGTGAAGGATGTTATTTCATCAGGAGACGAAATATCGGGAACGGTATTTACTAGAGACTATTACACATCAAGTTACTTAAACGGGAATCTAATAAGAGAGTAGTATGATACAGACTGGATTTGAATCTAAAGTCAAGATTCAACAAATTATTGACAATCAACTGCCTGAGTTCATTTTGGATGAAAATCCAAAAACAGTAGAATTTTTAAAGCAATATTATATTTCTCAGGAATATCAAGGCGGACCAGTTGATATTGTCGATAATTTGGATCAATATCTTAAATTAGATAACTTAACTCCAGAAGTTATAGTTGATAGTACCCATGTTACTTCAGGAATCTCTTCTACGGACACCACAATCGCCGTAAATAGCACTAAAGGATTCCCTGGACAGTATGGACTATTTAAGATTAATAATGAGGTTATAACCTATACTGGAATTACTACAAATTCATTTACTGGATGTCAACGTGGATTTAGTGGCATTACTTCATATCATAGTGATTTAAATCAAGAGGAACTTGTATTTTCTGACACCTCAAAAGAAAATCATACTAAAGATGCAACAGTATATAATTTAAGTTCTTTATTTTTAAGAGATTTTTATAAAAAATTAAAATATACTTTTGCGCCCGGATTAGAAGACGTTGATTTTGCAAAAGAATTAAATGCTGGAAATTTCATAAAAGAAGCAAAATCTTTCTATCAGTCAAAAGGAACTGACGAATCATTTAGAATTTTATTTAATGTTTTATATGGAGAAACACCGAGAGTAGTAAATTTAGAAAATTATTTAATTAAACCATCTTCTGCTGAGTATCTCAGAAGAGAAGTCGCAATTGCCGAAGTAATTAGTGGAGATCCTTCAAAATTAGTAGGGCAAACAATAACTAAATCTACAGATTCTGGAACCACAGCAGCAATATCTGAAATAGAACCTTTTACCAGAAATAATAAGCAATATTTCAAATTATCTCTTTTTATTGGATATGATGAATCTTCAACAATTCAGGGCAATTTTACTATTACACCCAGTACAAAAAATATTGAAACTGTTGCCATAGGTGCTTCTGTAATTACCGTAGACTCTACAATTGGTTTTGCACAGACTGGAATGGTTATTTCTGGTATCAACAGCATAACTTATTCCGATAAAACTGTTAATCAATTTATTGGATGTACTGGAATTGCATCAACAATTTCTTCCGCAAGTAATATTAGATCAGATGAGATTTATTTTGGTTATGAAAATGGAGATTCTGACAAAAGAGTAGAAATAAGATTAACTGGAGTACTATCCAATTTTATTCAGGTCTCTGAAGATTTAGATATTTCCGAAGGCGATATAATTTCCGTAAATAATATTGGCGACTTAATTGCAAACCCAAGTATTGGCAACGGAACATATAAAGAAATTTTTGCAAATTCATGGATATACAATACCAGTTCATCTTACGAAATAAAAGATTTTGGTGTTGATTTATCATTAACATTAAAGAGTGAAATTGACAAATCTAGTTTAAAAGAGGGAGATAGTGTAGAAATTATAGAAAGTGGTGGAAATAATCCAGGAAAGGTAGTATTTCCCACATCATCCTCAAGTATTACTCATGTAGTTGATATTTCTCCCGATAAAAAATCAATTAGCTTGGACAACTTTACTTTTAGTCCAAGTCCCAATGTAGAGTATAGTTTAAGAAGAAAAATTAATAAAGCAAGAAGTACAGGTACTCCCATAGAATATGGAAATTCTGTCATCTTTGGAGATGTTCAAAACGTATATACTGATAGTATAGAAAATTTTGGATATGTTGCATCCAATTCACTACCTTCTTCAACATCGGGACTTACTACATCCTTCACATACGAAATAACTAAAAAAATTAATTCTACATTTATAGATTCTGAAGTAAGTTTGGGAAATATTAATGAATCAAATAATTATACTACTATTACTTTCTCCGAAAATGCGCCATTTCTTACCGGAGACAGAATATTATATAAACCAGATGTAGATCCTCTTGTAGGATTGGTTGAAGGATCATATTTTGTTGAAGTTTTAGCATCCGATAAAAAAACTATTAAGTTATATAATTCTTCATCTTTTATAGGATCCACTGATTTTGTAACTTTTTCAGTTCCAAATTCTGGAATGGATAAGCATACTTTTACTTTATTTGAACATAGAGTTGGAGAGATAGGAGCACAAAAACTTCTCAAGAAATTTCCTATCCCCCCAAATAACAAGAATGGAAAGGGAGAATTGACTGTACCGGGAACTACTGGTATGTTAATTAATGGTGTTGAAGTTGCAAATTATAAATCTGGAGATAAAATTTATTATGGACCTTTAGATTCTATAACAGTATTAAATGGTGGCAGTAATTATGATGTTATTAATTTACCACAATTATTAGTTTCTACTGGTTTGGGGACAACTGCATTATGCCGTCCAGTAATTCAGGGGTCTATTAAAAGAGTTGATATTGATGCTCAAGATTTTGATATTGACAATGTTACTTCAATCAAAGTAATTGGTGGAAATGGAACTGGAGCCGATATTAAGGCAGTAGTTGGTAAAAGAGTTAGAGAAGTAAATTTTGATGGGCAGTTAGTATCATCAAATGGTGGAGTAGATAATAATACAAATCAGATAACATTCTTAACGGATCATAATTTTTCAGATGGTCAAGAAGTAATTTACGATTCCAATAAAAATATAGGAATTGGAGTTGGAATAGGAACTTCATCTTTAGTTGATGATGGTTCTTACTTTATAAAAATTGATAATAATACGACAGTTCGACTATTTGAATCATATGATGATTACTCTTCAAATAGCAATGTTGTAGGTCTTAGTACTCTTTATACCACTGGTATCCATAAATTCAAAACAAAGGAAAAGACTAAAACAATTTCTTCTGTTGATGTAATTAATGGCGGAAGTGGATACACCAATAGAAAATTAATTGTTTCTCCAACGGGAATAACCACATCAAATGGATTGATTAGTTTTAAAAATCATGGATTTGCTGATGGCGATTTAATTCTTTATTCTACTGATGGAACATCAATTACTGGATTAACAACATCAACAGGAATAACAACGACATCAGTTCAATATCAAATCATAAAAGTTGATAATAATTCATTTAAACTTGCTAATGCTGGAGTTGGTGGAACATCTCCTCTAAATTATCAGAGTAACAATTTTGTTAAATTATCTTCAACGGGAGTTGGATATCAGAATTTTGCTTATCCTGATATTTCTGTTTCTATTGAATTTACATCTGTAGGCGTTGGAACAACTGTATCCACCAGAATATTATCAGCAACTCCTTTAGTAAAAGGTAGTATTATTGATGCATACATTTATGAAGCAGGAACTGGATATGGATCAAGTGCTATTAATTTTGAAAAGAAACCTTTAATTACTTTAAAAAGTGGAAGGAATGCACAATTAAAACCCATCATAGTTGGTGGAATTGTTAATGCAGTAAATGTTCAGTTTGGAGGAGTAGAATATTTTTCTGTTCCTGACTTAGAGGTTATCGATTCTAGTGGATCTGGGTCTGGTGCTTTATTGAGACCAGTCATATCAACATCCGGAAAAATAACAGATGTTAAAATTATTAACACTGGTATAGGATACTCTAGCACCTCCACTTCTATTAGAGTTGTCCCTAGTGGGTCTGGTGCTATTTTTAATACTGAAGTTAGATCATTGAGTGTTAATAATGTCAATAAGTATGGAAATGAAATATTAAAGGAAACTAAAAATAAATTGCAATATTCCATTTCTGGATATTATACTGAGTTGAGATCTGCATTTAAAGATGTTCAAAATAAAGTTTCTGGAATAATTGGTTGGGCATATGATGGAAATCCGATATATGGACCATATGCAAACTCCGATGTATCAGATACAAGTTCTGGTCCAATACGGTTAGAATCTGGATACATCAAAAATTCTTCTAGAATTATTGATAGACCTGCAGGATTTGACGATGGATTTTTTATTGAAGATTATGAATACACAAATTCTGGAAATTTAGACAGGCACAATGGGAGATTTACAAAAACAGTAGATTTTCCTAATGGTGTTTATGCATATTTTGCCACCATTGATAACAATGGAAAACCACAATTCCCATATTTTATTGGAGACAAATATAGGACAAATACTCTAGAGGAAAATAAACTTTTAAATCAAGAATTTAATTTTACAAATTCTAATTTACTTAGAAATACTTTCCCATATAAAGTATCCGACCCTTTTGCAGATAATGATTTCTTAATTGAAACTAATGAAATTTCAAGACAAAAATCAGTTATTGAATCTGTTACAGAAGGACCAATAGAAAAAATTGATATTCTCAATTCGGGCACAGGATATAAAGTAAATGATTCCTTAAATTTTGATAGCAGTGAAACTGATGGTGATGGGGTTATTGCAAAAATAACTTCAATTTTAGGAAAAAATGTATACGATGTACAAACTTCGGTAGAAACTTATGATAATGCTATCTTTACTTGGAATGGAGAAAATGGAGTAAAAGTTTCAATTTTACCTCAACATAATCTTAGAGATAAAGAATATGTAACTATTTCTGGATTTAGTAGTGATTTATCCCAATTAAATAATAATTTTCAAATTGGAATTAGTTCTTTCTATTCCAATCTTTCCTCACCAATAGTTGGGTCTGATGCATCTCCTGGAGCAGCAACTACAGAGGTATATGTATCTCAAATTCCAAGTTCCGTTTCTATTGGCAGCAGCGTTGGAATTGGATCTGAAACTTTACAGATATTAAATATATTTCCTAATCTGAATATTCTTAGGGTTAAAAGAGGTTTAGTCGGAACTTCTCATACTACCACCACGAAAATTGAATATATTCCAGATTCTTTTACAATCTCAAAGAATGTAGGTTATTTTGAGTCTTTAGTAACTGATAAAGTATATTTCAACCCCAAAGAATCTGTAGGTGTTGGTATTACTGTTGGAATATCAAGTTCAATGACTTTTGAATTTGGAGATTCTTCCATCACTAGAGATGTTCTAACACAAAGAATTTATATTGAAAATCATCCATTTATAACCAATCAACCGGTCAATTTGATTGTTCCGGCTGGTGGAGCAATTTCAATTTCCAACACATCTTCAAGTACTCCATACGACTTACCAATATCAGGAGTTACTACCACAGTATATGTTGTAAGAAAAACAATAAATTCTATTGGTATTAAAACAGGAATTGGAAATGAGTTTAAGGAGGTATTTTTCCGCAATAACGGAACTGATAGTGATGAATATTTATTTGAAAGTATTAATCTACAAAAGAAATCAAAAGTTCAAAGAATTAACTCAGTTGTTTCAATTTCAACTGTTGGTCTGAATACCGCAGATCCCGGACAAACTTATCATAAATTGTCCTCTGGAGATAAAATTACTTTAAATGTTCAACCTAAAATTTTTGGAGGAATAGGAACGGATACATCAGTAATTGTAAAGAGAGACGCTCTTACTGATAGTCTTATTGTAAATCCAATTACTATTGATCCTTCGAATATTGACTCTGTAACTAATCAGATTACAATTAATTCTCACAAATTAGAAACGGGTCAAAAAGTAAGTTATGCTGCATCTTTACCTGCTTCCGGACTATCTACTGGGTCTTACTATGTCTATAGAATAAATGACAATATTATTCAACTTTCCGAGACATACATTAACTCCACATCAAATCCCCCCAATGTAGTGAGTATTGCAAACACCGGTGGAGGAACACAAACAATTTCTCCAATAAATCCAAAAATTGAAATAGTCAAAAACAATAGTTTAGTTTTTGATCTGTCAGATTCATCTTTAAATGGATATCTATTAAAAATTTATTGTGATAATCAATTTAATAATGAATTTGTCTCTACCGGTTCAACTAGTGGAATAACCATTGCGGGTGTAGGAACTGTTGGTGTTAGTGCTAATGCTAAATTAACTCTCAATTATAACACTGACAATTCTACCAATACTTTACCAGAAAAATTATATTATAACTTAGAAAAATCTGGTTATATTAGCACTGCAGATGCCGAAGTTAATAATTATTCTGAAATAGCATATATTAAAAGTTCTTATAATTCTACATATCTTATTTCTGGAATTGGAGAAACAACATTTAATGTTGCCCTCAATAAAATTCCAGAAAAACTATCTTATGGATCATCTGAATGTTCTACTTTAGAATATTCTACAACTTCATTGAATGCAGATGGGCCAATTGAAAAAATTAATATTGTTTCTGGAGGATCTGGATATAAAAAAATACCAAATTATGTTGGTGCCTCAAATACCACAGCAAAAGATGCCAATTTAATTGCATCTTCTAAATCTGTTGGCAATACAAAAAATGTGAGAATAATTAATGAAGGATTTGAATATTCTTCTGATAGAACTTTACAACCAAAAGCAAACATACCAGCAATAATTACAATTAAAAATTCCAATACTATTGGAATAGTCACAGTTATTGATGGTGGGAAAAATTATACAGAACCCCCAAAAATAGTGATAGTAGACACTGGCACTGGGCAATCTATTGATAGGGGAATTTTAGTGGCAAATATCACTGGAAACTCTATTAACTCTGTCAATATTCTTCAATCGCCTAAAGGTCTTCCGGACAATTCTGCAGAATTATTTACTGTAGAGAATACAAATGGAATTAGTATTCAAAAAGTCATTCAAGAAACAGATACTAGATTTGTTTGTAGAATAACAACACCGGTTCTCGGATTTAGCACTAGTTCATTTAGTGTTGGCGAAAAAGTTTTTATTGAGGGAATTCAAAAAGTTGGTGCTGCAGGTTCTGGATTTAACTCTGAAGACTATGGATATAAATTCTTTACTGTCACTGAATATAAAAACTCCAAGTTCGTTGGAGGCATCACTCAAGATGAAGTTACAATTGATCTGAGTGAATTTACAACTAACATAGGAACTGCCAAGACAATTCAAGATTCTCTCGGAAATATAATTAAAAAATCTGATTATCCAACTTTTGACATTGTTCAAGAAACATCCAAATTTACTTTGGGCGAAAAATTGTCTATCAATGGAGAAAATTCCAACTTAATAGTTTCTGGACTTAAACCAGGATCTATAAAAATTTCTGGAGATGATAATGAGGATGTAGTTATTGGTGATATTCTTACAGGACAAGTAAGTTCAAATATTGCTACTATAGATCATATTGTAAGAAATAATGGCAGATTTGAAATTAGTTTCTCCAATAAAAAAAGAATAGGATGGGATAATAATATTGGAAGATTAAGTTCGGATGATCAAGTAATTCCTGATAATGATTATTATCAAAATCTTTCTTATACAGTTAAGAGTCCTATTGAGTGGAGAGAATTTAGAACTCCTGTCAATAGTCTTGTCCATACTAGTGGTCTTAAGAATTTTGGAGATCTTGGAATATCTTCAACAGCAAATGCTGGTATTGGTAGCACAACTGCATTTACTATAGTACGTGATCTTTTAGAAGAACTTAGAGTAGATACCATTTATAATTTTGACAATGTTCTTGATATTGATGTTATTGGTTCTCAATCTAAATTCTTAAAATTACAAAACAAAAAATTAACTGATTTTACTTTATCGAAAAGTAATGTGGTTTTAAAAATTGATGATATCAGTAATACATTTTCAAATTTAAATAATTTTACAGATACTGATACTAAAGAACTTTTCACATTTACTAATTCAGATTCCTTTGATGATGTTTTGGTTAGAGTATCTAATCCTAATAATACTCAAGTTCAATTATCAGAGTTTACTATTATTAGCGACAACAGTGGAGGAAACTTTTTATTGGAAAAAGGAAGCATTGCTAATATTGGGTCAGCTTTAACTTCTGTTGTGGGCGAAGATTATGGAAGTTTTTCTGTAACAGATGAAAATGTATTTGGATTTACACCTAGAGATGCAGATAATATTGATTATGATTTTAAATTTATTAAAAATACTTTTGGATCTGCAATTTCTGGTGTTGGAACCACATCCATCGGATTTATAAATTTAACTGGTTTTAGTGGCGTTGTAACTTCTAGTGGTTCTGGAATAACCAGTTCCATTATTGGAGTTGCTACGGATAAATTTACTTCATTACACGTTAATACTCAAATTATTCAGTCCAATACAAACGAACTGAATTTTGTAGAATTATATATTACTCATGATGGCACAGATACTTTCTTATCCGAGTATTATTTTGACACCAATGAGAATTCTTCATCTTTCAATTTTATCGGTTCTTTTGGTGCTGATATTAGTTCTGGAGTTTTAAATTTAAGTTATACTAACGACACCGCAAATGATGTTCAACTAAAATCTAAGATCGTTGGATTTGGAACCACTTCAGTGGGAGTCGGAACATATAGATTTATTTTACCATCTCAACCAGAAGGAGTTGAAAGAAGTGCAATAATTGAATCTGCATATGAAACTACAGTTTCTGCTGCCGCAACAACAGTCATAAGTTTTGATAGAAATCTATTCAACTCAGTTAAATCTTTAGTTGAAGTAAGCATGGGATCTACAAAAGCAGTTCATAATGTATTAGCTTTACAAGATAATGTTTTTGATAGTTATGTTCAACAATCATCTTTCCTCTCTGCTGGAGGAATAGGAGTAACTGATGCACAAAGTGGGATGGGAACATTTGGTGTGGAATATTCTGGAGAAAACTTTATACTTAAATTCTATCCAGATGTTGCAATGACATCATCTTTACAAGTTTCCTCTCTCAATGAAATATTTTATACGGAATTAGATTCAAGCAATACCGCACCTATTCATCAATATGGTGATATAACACAATCTTTAAATGTTGAATTCTATAATGCGATAAATGGAAATAGAATTGATAAAACTGATTTTATAGCGCGATCTAATGGAATTCCAATTTTTGGAAAAACTTTTAATCCAACTAACTCTTTACAATTAAATCTCAGTACTGGCGTATTTACAATTGACAATCACTTCTTTAGAACTGGCGAAGCTCTTTCATATACTCCAAAATCAACTTTTGTCGGAGTTGGATCAACTGCAATGACATATGGAAGTGGAACACCTCTGCCATCAGTCGTATATGCAATTAGAGAAAATGATGACGAATTTAAACTTGCTACAACTAGAGCAAATGCAGAAGCAGGTATAAATGTATCTTTCGGATCATCTGGTGAAGGAAATGCTCACGAATTGTCAATGTTATTGGGTAATGAAAAAACACTAATAACTCTGGATAATGTAGCACAATATCCATTAAAATTTACTACAATTGCACATACACTATCAGGAAACCCTGGAGGTCAGATTGGAACCACATCCACATTTTTGAGTTTAAGTGGAATTTCTTCAATAACCCCGACAGATTTAATAAAAATTAATGATGAATATATGAAGATTCTGAGTGTTGGTGTTGGAACTACAGCAGTTGGACCAATAACTGGAATAGGTCAGTCATCTTTGGTTGAAGTTAAGAGAGGAGTAGTTGGTTCTACAGCAACATCTCATTTTGCTGGGAACGAAGTTAGAATATATAAAGGTTCATACAATATTTCTGGTAGAAATATTCACTTTGTAGATCCTCCAAAAGGGAACACTACAGTGAAAAAAGACGCAAGTAATCTTGAACCGGCAAAAGCAGATTTTACTGGCAGAGTTTATCTAAGAAATAATTATGATACCAACCAAATATATGATGATATTTCTGATCAATTTACAGGAATAGGAGCAACATTCACATTAACTGTTGGTGGAGCAAATACTACTGGAATTGGAAGTACCGGTGGTAATGGTATTTTGTTTATAAATGGCATTTTCCAAACGCCTTCGACACTCAATAATCCAGATAATAATTTTTCATTGAATGATGAAGGTACTACAGGTATAACAAGTATTACTTTCAGTGGAATAACTTCTACGGATGGAACTAAGTATTTGTCAAGTACTGATTATAATGCAAATCAATTGCCA